AGGCCTAAGTGTTACGGTCACGTCGTAGCAGCTGCACGGCAGCACTTCGTAGTCGCTCGCGTCGTGTGCGCGGTCGAACTGTGCCTCCTCGGCAAGATCGACGATGTCGTCGGGATGCCAGCTGTCATGTTCGGCGAGCCATTCGCTGGCATCGGAGGGTGTCTTTATGTCCCGCAGGATCTGGAGGACTTGCATGGTGTGAACCTTTCTTTTGTTTGGCTTAGGCGTCAGGCCTAAGCTGCTCGTGCCGCGCGGCGAAGCGCAGCAGCTCGGGGTCGTAGCTCTTTCGCCACCTGTAGAGGGATGACAAGTGCACGTTGAACACCGCCGCTGCACGACGGAGGCCAATGGTTTCGGCACAGCGCAAGGCTGCAAGGCGGTGCTCGTCGCCCAGCCCGTAGTCCGGGTGGAAGGGGGTCATGGTGTCAGGAACCAGAAGGCGAGGAAGGGGAACCATAGCGCCACTGCGAGGAACAGATAGTGCAGGGCGAGCATGATCTTGAGAAGCATGGTGTGAACCTTTCTTTGGGTTGGTTGGTGGGTCAACGCTCTTCATATCTGCGAAAGGTGAGCCGGTGCGCGGGGTCGCGGCCCCTGTCGTAGGTTTCCATCAAGGCGTCGTCGGGATAGTTTGTCGTCCAGCTTGTGCGGAACTCCAACATGCCGTTGAGGAACGCTCTGAGTTTTAGCATCGGGGTCTTCCTTCTGTTGGCTTAGGCACGGGGACTAAGTGGGGTTTCTGGTCGGGCATGGTGAGGACCTTTCTCAGAGCTTGGGGAAAATGGTGGGGGGCGCATTCAGCGTGCGGCATATCTCGCGCTTGGGATACCACGTGGTGATGTTGATGTGGTCGCCGGAGTGCGCCGCGGCGTACCACTCGATGATCTGGCCGATGGAGGCTGTATCGCACTGGACGGTGTGGAGTTTGGTTTTCGTCACGTTCTGGAACGTGATCGACGCATTCTTGGCTTGCTTGGGCATGGGGTTAACCTTTCTTTGGGTTGGCTTAGGCGTCAGGACTAAGTGGTCTAGGCACCGGGGTAACTCGTCTTTCTACCATCAGAATACCATTCCGGCACCTTATATCAAGCAGTTTCTTCTGAAAGTGGGAGGTTTCTTCTGGTGGTTTATGGCGGTAAAACTGGCATCGCTGGGGGAGAGATAGAAGTTTTATCTCGGAGGCTTAGTCGTGGGGTAGATAAAAAATCTAACTACGGAGATAGAATTTCTAACACTGATTTCGGTATCAGGTGGCGTTGCGTGGTGGCGTGGGGTGACACCGGGCGAGGCACGGCAGCGTGGGGTTGCAGGAGGTATCAGGTGAGCAATGTTCTTATTGTTGTAGTAATGTTCTTAAATATATATATATATATCAATGTGTTAGGAGGATGTGCAAATGTTCTTGGATTTAGGGTACTCAACTACATTTTTTTGTGCTCGGTGCTGAACATTGGCAAAACGGACCGTTTCTCGCTGATTTCGTTTTTCAAGCCACCCCCCTACCCTTCAAATCGCGGAACATTGCAACAACGCTGCAATATCAATGACTTACGCCGAACATTGGGCCGGAACATTGCAAAACATTGAAAAAGCTAAGTCATTGATATCTAACGAAAACCAATGTTCCGGGGCCCGAGATAAGAATAGTTTACATCGATATCAGGACCTGTGGAACTATAATTTATTGTTGCAGAACTCTTGATACTGATGTAAACTTTCCAGATGACGGATTTTCGTCGGTTTCAGAACATTAGGAAAGGGCCCAAAATGGCCACTGAGCACCAGCTAGACCGAGCACAGGCAATAAGAAACTACGGTTCGCATTGTAAAGTTTGCGCCATAGGACCGCTAAATCGACGTGGTTTGTTCGTTTTACCTATCGGACCCAACCATCACCACATCCCACTGTGTAAAGAGTGTCACAACCACCTCAAGGCTGGGGTCACACGGAAGGCAATCGTGCAGACCTTGCGCAGACGTGCCAACGCCATGATCGAAATAACGCGTGAGCAGGCCACCATAGGTGGCTACAAGATCGCCCCGGTGCCGGACGACGGACATAGGCGTGCGGACTAAGTCCCACAGCTGCCACAAAACTGGTTTCCATCCTGAAAGGACACATCATGCCCTCCGAACGTACTGTGCTGCGCGGCCTCGCGGTCCGCCAATATGGCTCAAGCTGTCATTGTTGTGGGCAAGGCCCACTGTCGGGCCGCTCCCTGTTTCTCGCACCTATTGGCTTTCCTGATGTGGCCTGCGCGGGGTATCCGTTGGCCCCGGTGTGCAGCAGGTGTGCCACAGCCCTCAAGACCACGACAACTGGCAAGCACCTCAGCAATCTGCGCAGGGATGCGAAGCTCGCCATGGTGGCCACACGGAAGCGCGCCAATGAGTGGGGGGAGGATCTCCCCTTGTTCGCCGAGAGCGGTCGATACGATTAGGCGTCACCTCGCCTCACAGCTGCAACAGAACTGGTTTCCGGCCCGCGCGGCACTTAGTCCTGACGCCTAAGTGGGTCAGGCCCGTACCTGCTACGGAACTGGTTTCTGTGAGGGAACCAAAAAATGGACACAAAAAAGCCCCCATGCCTTGCGGCACAGGGGCAATTGTATCTTAGGATTTGGGCTTGCTTGCCAGCTTGCCAGTCGGGCGGGGCTTGCTCTTGCCCACAAGCGACACCGCTGCATCATACGCGGTCAGGGCAATGCGGGCTTGCTCTTGCTTGGCACGAATCGGTGACAAGGCAAGCAATGCCAATTCAGACAAGCGAAGGAAAGCATTCGCGTCGATATGGGGCGGCAGTTGTTCGCCCTTGCCATCGGTCGATTCCATCGCCTTGCGAATTGCCTTCATCGGTACGCCTAGCGCGGCGATTGCGCGTTCGTCCACCCCAGCCTTGCGGTTTGGTGCTTTCGTGCCGCCGGTTGTCGTATCCTGTGCGGCACGGCGTTCTGCCAGTACCTTGGCAATGCGTGCTGTTATCCGGCTCCAAACCTTGCCTTTTTGTTGTTGCCAGTATGAACGGGTATTAGACGCCATGCCACGCTTGGGCGCGCCAATCTTTTCCTTTGCCGCGCCACCATTGTTTACCTTGTCAGCGAACGCCTTGCCCCATACTTCAGCGACAGCCGCTTCCTTACAGTCAATATAGGCCAGCGCCTCAACAGGCGTGGCGTCCTTGTCGCGTGACGTGGCGGTCAAACAACGCGCAGTGCCGAACGTAGCTACCGCCGCGTCATGAACCGCCATGGCGGCGGTGTCAGCGGCGACAGTGGCAGTCGCTTCCTTCCCCATTGCGCGGATGGCCAATGGAATCGTCGAAAGGATCAAGGAAAGATCGCGGGGGGTATCGTTTGAAGTATCGCGGGGGGTGTTGATTGTGTTTTCCATAGTGTGTTTTGCTTTCGATTGAATGTCGGGAACGGGTTATTCCGTCCTGACAACCTACTTATAGGATAGGCTTGGGTTAAGATCAATAGACTTAGGCCAGCGGGCTAATGGGGCTGGGTCGTTTTTGAGGGTGAATCCAGCGAACCCCACGCAGGGGGTATCACCCCATATGAGGGGGCGGGCGGGGCGCTGTATATATTACTATTCCACACGAACCATTTTCAGTTTTTCTGCGTTGCAGCATATATTTTATATATGTCCAGCCACCACTATTCCCCTTGACACACCACTATAAGGTGCAATATATTACGAGGCAGCAACCAAGGAGCAACAATATGATCGTCGTGGGCGCACTCGCAGGTGCAGCAGTGGGCTACTTCACGGGCATGGCCGTGTCCGTCATCGAAGGGACCGCAACAGGGGAACAGCTCTGGTCAGGGTTCATCGTCGTGGGCGCAGTGCTAGGGGCACTGATAGGGTTTGGTGCATGACGCCTTCGGAGTTCAAAGCCGCTCGCAAATACCTTGGCTTCGACGAGCAGGAGCTGGCTGACGAGTGGGGGATGGGTGCGAATGGGGGGCGCACGATCCGGCGCTACGAGAACCCTTACGATCCCCAGCATCGTGCTGTTGGCCCAGTCATGGCTTATGCGCTCAGACTGATGGTCTCGGTGCGCAGGGGCGAAGCATAGACCCCCACCCCTGATTATTTTTTCAGCCGGTCGCCACCCTCAGAAGACCCCCACCCCCTGTTTTATTTAGGTACTCCCCTTTTCTGCCAAGGGGGGCTATATTGTGTCAGGAGGCGCTGATGACGATGATATGCCTGACGCCTGAGGTAGATATGCCAATGCCCGACAACGATGAATTTGATCGGTTCGTGCCGACACTGAAGGCCGCTGCGGCCACGGCCCGGCTGCTTGCCGAGGCAGGTCTCACCTTCGCCCCCACAGATGCAGATCTCGACTATGCGGCGGGGATCACCCGGCAGGCGGCGCAGGAGCCGGGTGAGCTGATGTTGAAGGCTGCGGCCCTTGGACTGCTCAAGCAGACCCCGGCGGCCCTGCTGCTCACAGAACACATCTTGCAGGAGTTCGGACACAAGGTGGTGCAGGAAGCACAGCAGGTGCGGTTCCTCGTGACTAACAAGCTGGTGGTCGAGACGGAGAACCCTGACCCGCGGGTGCGGTTGCGCGCCTTGGAGCTGCTCGGCAAGATTGGCGACGTGGGCCTGTTCAACGAGAAGCGTGAGGTCACGGTCACCCACCAGACTACCGACGACGTGAAGGATCGACTGCGTGCCAAGCTGCAGCAGCTGCTGACGGTCGAGGACGCAGACTTCATAGATGATGAGCCAGAAGAACCGGAGGAGGAAGACTACGATGAGTGAAGTGATCGCGTTCCCATCGAAAGCTCCACCCGAGGTGGTGTGGGTGTGCGGCTGCGGTTGTGCCAGCTTCGCGTTGGGCGGCGAGGGGGTCCTCACGTGCACCGCCTGCAGCAGCCTGATCGTAGGTGCAGAGGGCGGCTGGTACGTGCCGGAGCTGCCAGACACTGCGTGGGAAGGAGATAACCCCGTCACCCATGTCATGGGCAACGACTTGGTGGACTTCGCGCGCGAGCGGATGGGGCGCCACGCGTGCGAACCTGACGTGTCCGCCATAATCGTCGTGCGTCAGTCAGGACAGATCCACACATGGACCAACGTGGACAACGCCGAAGACGTGCAGTGGCTGCAGGAGCGCCTGACGGCCGCCGAAGAGCTGATCACGAGAGACGTCGCAGATGAGTAGGGACAGGAAAACCGACTTCCACGTCGTTCCCGGCAGCGACACCAAGGAGCACGAGATATCCCGCAACTGCTGGTGCAAACCGGTGCGTGACGAGGAGGTCCTCGACTTGTTTGTGCACAACGCCTTGGACGGGCGTGATCGGGACTGCCACTGATGTCTGACGTTGGGTTCTCCGAAGCCGAGCTGCGCACCTTGCTGGCAAACATCGACCAGCTGACGCACGACGAGGCGGCGGAGGTGGAGGCCATGGTCTCCGACCTGCAGGATCGCTCGGCCCGGCAAGCGGCCTACGACGACTTGATCGCGTTCTGCAAATATATGCAGCCTGACTATAAGGTGGGACGACACCACCGCATCCTCGCTGACCAGCTTATGGCACTGGATAACGGCGCCAAGGACCGGGTGGCAGTGAACATGCCTCCTCGCCACGGCAAACTTGTAGCAGACAGCACGCCCGTCCTTACACCAGCCGGATGGAGAACTCACGGGGAGCTTCAGGTAGGGGACTATGTGTTTCACCCGTCGGGCGAACCTGTCGAGGTGCTTGCAGTGTCCGACACCGCTCCTGCGGACTACGAGGTGGAGTTCACCAACGGGGATACCATACGCTGCCATGGGGCCCATGAGTGGACTGTGTACAGTCGCCCGAAAAGGGTGTGGGAAACACAGGAGACCCAATGGTTCCTAGAGCCAAGCAGGGTCGGGCCCACAGCTGGCCAGCCACGTAACCTCACCAACGGCAATCGGTTCCAATACCAGCTACCTGAAATCACGCCTCTGGAGTTTCCCGTGGCAGAGCTGCCTCTGGACCCATACTTTTTGGGGGTTTGGTTAGGGGACGGCCGGGCGACGCACCCTGACTTCGTATATCACCCGGACTACCCGCAGCCTAGAGCAGAGCTGCAGCGCCGAGGGTTTCGCGTAACTTGGGAGGCTGTGCACAAGGATACCGGGGTCATATCAGCAGGGTTTTGCTACCAAGGGATAAAACAGACTCTCCGGCACGTGGGGGTGTTGGGGAACAAGCACATACCCGACATCTACATAAGGGCATCTCTGGAGCAGAGGCTCGATCTCTTGGCGGGGCTCATCGACACTGACGGGCACGTCGAGCGCAG